TATAAAAAGACTCAATACGTATGATATCGCTATAGGTTATTGATCTAGAAAACATCAATGAATCTGTACATTGCAACTTATTTCTATATGGTGTACTACAACCGTTAACTTTTTAATCGAACACCACGACTTTTCGTTCCTAATATTCGAAGTCGAAACATTCTGTCTCAAAAGGTCGATAAACCAACTCCCCCTACCCATTGATATATTATTTTAAATATCTTTTGGTACTACTAGTCCCTGTAACAACACTTTATATTTCTCTGGAAAATTTCACAGTTCCTTCTCCATATCCTAAATTATACGTATGATAAGACAGAGGATAGTCTTCTGACCCGTAATTAATCATTGTGGAATAACAAAAAGCTGGCAATTCCTCTAAGTAATACAAAACATCAAATGCTGTCCTAAACAGAATAGCGTCTTCAAATAAGTCTAAATTATATAATGAATTTAATTTATTAGCCGGAATGATATTATCATTGGTATCTAACCATTCGCAGAAAGGTTCAGGTATACAAATGTAAGTGAATGTGGATCCGTTAGTAAAATTTTTAGTAATATTCCTATACGTGCTAGAAGGCCTCCCCATATCTATAGATATCGACATGTTTGGAGAGTAATCTATATAATATATATGTTTATATGGTGTGTGTTCTAGAAAATGTTTATACATAGACATTTCATATGATTTGCCAGACAAAGATTCCACAACCAAAGGTTTATCTTCATGCAAAAACTACTAAAGTATGGCTCTAATTCCATAAATTTGTCCCATACTAGCACAGAATCGCAATGTAGGATGTTCGCAATGTACTGCGTTGTTTTGTTGAGGCGACAATAGTTACTCAATATATTTAGCACTTAAGTTGAAGGAGGCTAACAGTTGTCTACTACTCTCAGGTAGTGCTGCTTTAGCCATCATTAGAAATGGCATGTGTAAATTATCATACAGTATACTATGCTTATCTTTGTGTTCTAAATCTTATTAGACATTTTTATAATCGCTTTATAAATACCCGTAAGCACCCCCTATAACTCCTAATGTTTATCTTCGGTCCTTAGCGGTTTTGGATCTCAAATTATAACCTGTTAGATTACGCGATACTTAAATATTATACTCTTCTAGTTATATTGTATCATTAAAAACCGCTGCGTAGCAGATCGGATATTTATTACAAAGTTATACAAATTACCAATCGTTGCATTAAATGGTATTACTCCATGCTTTTATTAACTACCTCAATTAATCTTTATTCTCAAAATCCAATTATTTTGCAGTAATTAAAAACATTACATA